TTGGGTGTTGATGATGCACTTGCTGCTAGTACAGGAAAGTTTCAAAGAAAGGCAGCAAAAGATGTTCTAAACATTACTAAGAACCCTAAAGCAGCTGAAGCATTTAAAAACAGTTTGATGCAAGGTCAGGTACCTGGCGATGAAATTTTTAGAGCAAATAAAATCAATAAAAAACTTGCTAGTAGTACTGGGAAGAAAGCAACTAAAAAATTAGCTACTAAGAGTGCTACTAAAGCGGTAGCAAAAACTGGTAAACTAGTACCAGGTGTAGGTACAGTAATAGCATTAGGTGAAGCAGCATACAGAGCATCACAGGGTGATATGACTGGTGCTGGATTGTCACTTCTTAGTGCAGTACCATTTTTAGGATGGGGTGTTACTGCTATTGATATTGCTAGGGATCTTGGATTTAACCCACTTGGGTTACCAGAACCACCTCAAGAGACAACAACTGATCAGAGCAATCTTGGTGGTTATTATGAATCTGGTACTAGTATGCTGACTAGACCAGGAGTTAAAGTTTTACATGGGAGAGAGAAAGTGCTTGGTGTTGATCCTGGAACTGGTATGACTACAAATCACATTCAGAATATTGGAGATACTATAGTATCTGCTAGTGCTAAAATGGCATCAGATCTTGGTGTCAATAGAGATATTTCTAATGAGATTGCAAGTCTACCTTTTGATGTTAAGAGAGTAAATTATAGTACTGATGTAAAAACTGCACCAGTAAAGAGTAGATCTACTACAGATAGTATATACGATGTACAGAGTGATATTAGTAAGTTTAAGAAAGAAGCTGAAGGTGGTATGACTAGAGATGACTCAGAAATGAGTGATCAAGAAAAACGCCAACAAACACAAGATAAACGTTGGATCATAGATCCAAGAAGACATATTGATATTGGTAATGGTGGTCAGGTAAACACAAATGTTGTAGCAAATAACAATCTTGTAAAACAATCAGGAAATTCAACTATAGAATTTCATGGAGAACAAGGTATAGATCGTTCAGGTGAACCAGGAATTGATTTTAGTTTTGCTGATTATAAGAACAACTATAACTTATTTGATGGAGTTGTTCTTGAGACTGGATTATTGTATGGTCAAGGTTATGGTAATGTTGTAGTTGTTAGAAGTATAGATCCTAGTAATGGAAGGGAATTTGATTCACTATATGCTCACTTCCCTGATGGTGGTATTGCTGTTAGGGTAGGAGATACTGTTAAAGGTGGTGACTTACTCGGAAAAGTTGGATTTGTAAGTGCTCCATCAGGAAGTGCTGAAATACAACCTAACAATGCTGGTAATATGTCAGGATGGCATACCAGTGTTGATTTCTTTGAGCCTGGTAGTAATCAAGCGTATTCTAATGTAGATGCTATTAGACAGTTAGTTTTGTCTTCTGCTGGTAGGAAACCTAATAATCTTCTAGCTAGAATGATGGTTACTGCAACCCAAAAAGTTGTTCCAGATGATACAGGATCAAAGAGTATCGTTGAATACTATACTGGTGATCAGAGTCATAAACGTTGGGAACCGTATTTACATGATGATAGTAACGAGCATGAACATTATGGATTTTCTTCCACAGAAGAAAGGGATCGTGCAATGGCAATCCTAATAAAACATGGACTTATAGTTGATCCTGGTGGTAATCCTGGTGACCATACAGAAGGATCATTGCATTATGAAGACAGAGCACTTGATGTTAAGTTTGGTCCTCATATGACTCAAGATAAATTTGACTGGGCTAGACAATTGATGGGTAAAAAATCAAGGCATCGGTTCTCAAATGATGCAGCAGGTGAAGAAGAGTTTGCTCATTTTGTAAGACAAATATTGATTGACAATGGATTTACTGGTATAGATCAAACTGATGTTGGACCAGAGTATTTTCAAGAACACGGTACTGTTGATTCTGGGAGGTTTACTGATTTAAGTGATCCTTTCTTAAACAAGATGCAGCATAAATGGAATATTCCTGAAAATTTACATAAGAGAAATCTAGAATTGCAGAATAATAGTATGTTTTTAGATGGACTGGAAGCAGAATCTGCTTCTGGGGTTCAAGTTGTTGTGTTAAATAATACTATAGTGAACCATACTACGAGTGTTAATAAAAATATTGATGATCGTGGTCCAAATATAATGTCTGTATTCAGGATGGCAAAACTAGCAGGATAAAATGGCAAGATACAGCAGTACATCTAGTGGAGATTTAACTACAACTATTTTAGGGCATCTAATAGATGCTGCTAGTATGGGTAAGGTTGAGAAAGCTCGTGCCGTGAGAGGTGCAGAGATTTCTAAAATGAAACCTGAAGATATGATGCTGCGTCCAGGTGAATTTACTGCTCAAGCATTGAAATATAAGATGACTCCTAGATGGGCTAGGGGTCGTAGTTTTGGTAACAAATATCCAGATTATTTTGCTAAAAATCTAAAGGGACAGAGTACACCATTTGCTAGTCCTATAAATCCAGAACCAACATTTGCTTCCATAAAGGAAAAGATGGTAGGGAATCCATTTCCTTACATTGCAGCTCCATACAGAGAGCATCAAGTACAACCACAGACACCATTACTATCATCTGGTACTAAGAGGTATGAGAGTACGGTTAGTGAGAAGAAGAAACCTGTACAGGTTAAAGATGAAAAACTTGGTATATTCTTTGCTGCTATTGCTGAATCATTAAACCAGACAGTTTCTTCAATTAATCAAAAGCAGTCTACTATAGAATCTGATATTGTTGCTGCAAAGGAGAGTAATCTTGCTCTTGCTGAGGGGTTGAAGTATAGTAATGATACTATAGGTGATAAGTTAGATGCTATTGCTGAACTGTTAAATCAGCAAATGAAACTTGCTAAGAATCAGATAGATCAAGCAGAAACTGATGAAGCAATTGACGAATTTAAGAAGGAGGATGACTTCTCTGGTTCTGAAAGGTATGTTGATGTTGGAGAAAAGACTGAACCAGTCAGACGTGAGAATGAATTGGAGAATATGCTTGATGTTGATAATGATGAGAAAATACAAGACTTTGAAAGTGGTGGTATAGCATCTGGTCCTGATAGTGGATACCTAGCTAGACTGCATGGTAATGAACTGATTGTTCCGTTAGATAACAATTACACACAAGGTCAACCAAGTGCTGTTGATGGTGTTACCAGAAGACCACAATATGAAGCAGGTACTGGTGGTTTGACTCCAAAATCTACTCCAATACCACAACAACCACCAACTAGTACAGCATTCAACTTCTTCAATAACAGACCATCAGAGCATGCAGGAACACCTACTGTGTTGGATCTTCCTGAGCCTAATATGAAAGTCAGTGGTGAGAGTTTAATGAAAGCAATGAAGTTACCGTTTGAGGTTGCTTCTTTGGGTATAATGCAAGCTACTGGTAATGCTGTTAGAGCGATACCAGGATTTGATGCAATGAAACAGACCGTTAGTGCTGTTGTCAATCCTGTTGCTCAAGCATTTAGTATTAAAGATACTATTAGTGGTAAGGTCAATAATTTATTAGAAACTAAGTCACTACAAACTGAACGTAGGAATCAAGAGGTATACAAGAGAGAGCAGAGTGAAAACAGACGTGCTTGGTGGGATATATTTGGATTGTTTAGAAGTGATTCTGGAGGTGAGGGTGGAGATCCTTATGGAGTTGGTGGACCAGGTTTAAGTAGTGGTGGACTACAAAACTTATATCATGGTACTAGTAATGCTAGAGCAGGGAAGATATTCTCAGGTGGATTCAAACCTAGCAATGCTATGAGTTGGGCTGGTAGGGGTAAATCATTCCTAACACCAGATTTCTTTGATGCTGCTAAGTATGCTAGACCTGGTGCTACTGGATTGAATCCTTTCAGTGTTAAAGGTCTTCCAGGAACTGGTCTAAACAATCTTAACAATGCAAGGGGTCAGGTATTAAATATACTACAACCTAGAGGTGCTGGTCTTAGATTACCTGGATGGTTGAGAAATCTTGGTTTAGCACCAGAGGTTGCTGTTAATCCTAAGCAAGCAACTAAGGGATTGAATCTATCACAGAAGTTGTTGGGTGGTGCATATCCTAACAGTTCAACTGCTAATGCTGCTAGACGATTGATGACATCTCCAGCATCAGGTAGAGGTTTAGGTTTGATGAGTAAATTATCACCAATGCTTAGAGCTGGTGGTGGATTACTTGGAAAGTTATCTAGAGTGCCTATGCTTAGTGATATGTTATTCCCAGATCCAACTGCTCAATATGATCAGATGCATGGACCTAATGCTTATTTCAATGATCCTAGATTTACTGGTCCTAGACCAGAGTGGGCTCCTCCATTAAATTCTGGTTCAAAGTCTGCTATTGTTGACATGGGATCTAAGGAACATGTTATGAATAGATTATCTAAGAAAGAGGTTGATCCATCAACATTTACTGTTAACAATCTAGACTCTGCTAATCTACAACAACCAAATGAAGCAACATCTCATATTGATAATATGGGTGATTCTCAGGTCGAACAATACCAATTCGTTTATTCAGCATTTAAGTAATGAAAGCAGAAGATTTTACAATAAAAACCATTGAAATTAGGAGAGTTGGTGAGGATAATGCAGAGGAACCATTTGCTATCTTAACTAATGTCGTTCTTTCATTTCAATATTTTGAAGACATAACTTTGCCATCAGTATCTGCTACGTTACTTATATCTGACAAAGCAGCAAACCTTCCATCTGCTATGCCTATACAGGGGTTTGAGTTGGTTACTATGATATTTACTGATAGAAATGGTAAAGATCATCAGTATGAATTTCGTGTATGGAAAGTTGGTAATAGGGTTTCTACTGAAAAGGGTCAAGGATACCTTTTGGGTTTGATAAGTACAGCAGGATTAATTAACGAGGGTGTTAAAGTAAATGCACTATTGAAAGGTACAGCAAATACAATAGTCAAAAAAGTATTACAAGATTATCTTAATGTACCTGAAGCTAAGGTTAGGAGTGATGAAGCAACTAATATAATGAAGATATTCCCTGCTGGTAAGTCTCCATTTGCAGTTATTAGAGACTTACAAAATAAGTCTATTTCTAAAGATTCATTTGCTTCTGGTGGTAATACCGCTAATTCGAATATTGGTGATAATAGTGGTGCTAGTATCACTAGTAGTTCTGACACAGCAGAAGATACTACACAACTCAAGGGTAGTGCTGGATATTTTTTCTGGGAGACCATTGATGGATTTAACTTTAGGAGTATAGATTCATTAACATCAAAAGATCCAAAGAAATTTGGTGGTAGTGAGTCTGTTGCAACATATGAATATGCTCCAGCAATGGTAGAAGCAACTGAGTCATTGAATCCATGGAAGATACAAGAGATTACTTTTACATCTGAATTGGACTTGTTGAGAAAATTAAGAGAGGGTGCATATTCTACTGAATGTACGTTTTTCGACATAAATACTGGTGTTCTTAAGGAGTATACCTATAAATTAAGTGAAAACTGGGATAAAATGGGACATCTAGGTACTTCAACAAAGTTACCTTGGGGTCAAACAGCATTATCTCAGTATCCAACTAGACGATTATCCTCTGTCATTAATCACGAATTGTGGTACAATGGCACTGAAATTGCGTCAAACGAATCTGAGGCAGGTAGTGATGAACCAAGTGAAATTACTGACAACCAGAAACAATTCTTGGTACAATCTATCGCACGTGCTGGTAGTTTGTTCAATCAACAATTAATGATTTCGGTTCCAGGTAATTTGAATCTCAGAGCAGGTGATAAGATCACAGTTATGATACCAAACCAAATACCTGAAAAACTCAGGGAAAGTGAAGGTGATTACGACCCCGAACATAGCGGTGTTTATTTGATCAAAAAACTCAATCATCAGTTTGACAGAATCCAGATGAACGTTTATACTGTATTGGAACTCATTCGTGACTGCTATGGTTACGAGGAAACAGAAACCAAGTAAGGTAAATTTTATGGACACTATAGAACATCATATAGAGAAAGATAAACAGATCCTTGATGATCCAACTATCTCACCTCAAACTCGTAGACACACTGAAGCAGAGCTTCATGACTTGATTGAGTATGAGGAGCATCATCATGACGAGATCGTTGCAGGTGATCACCATGATCCTAACTGCATTGAACTATTTTGCGACCAAAATCCAGACGAGCCTGAGTGCTTGATTTACGACGACTAATATGGAAGGACTCAATCAATTATATCCAATCCACCAAATTGGATCCGACGGGTTTGCCTGGTGGATCGGACAGATTGAGTCGCCTATGCATTCTGAGGATGGTGAGGATAATAAAGATCCAAAGCGTTCTGGTAGATACAAAGTCAGGATCATGGGACATCATCCTAGATCCTGTAATGCAGTAAAGAGTTCGGATTTACCATGGGCAATCACTATGATGCCTGTTACCAGTCCATATTCATCTGGTGCTGTGCGTTCTGCAACGCCACAGTTGGAACCAGGTGATTGGGTTATTGGATTCTTTTTAGATAAAGAACAGCAGCAACCTGTTATCATGGGGTCCATTGGACAGGTTGCTAATTCTGGAACACCACCAGGAGAAGATCCTAATCCTGGAGAAGGTTGTAAGAACTTTACAACGTTTATTGCTGAGAATAGAAAACAACTTGATCAGGATCCTCAACCCCCAATTGAGTATGATCCTACTGTAGCAGGTGTCCCTTTAGATGGTAAAAAGTCTGAAGGTATTACTAATGGTGTTAATAACTTAACTCTTGCAAAGTTTGCAGACGCATCTGAAACTAACAGAGCAGGTATTAATTTTACAGTTGAAGTTGCTGATAAGTGTACTGATGAACTTAATGGACAGTTCAAACGTCTTTTGAGTGAGATGCTTCGTGATACTCAGCAGAGTAATGGTCAGTTAGGAACATATGTTGTTAACCAGTGGACTGGTCAGATCTATGATTATGTTGACATTGGTAGAAAGTATGTAAATAAAGCGACTCTTATTGTTAAGAAATTCATTGCTAAAGTCAAGGGATATGTACTAGAGAAGATTAAGAGAGCAGTTGATGATCTTGTTAAAGCTATCATACGTCCATCTGAGACAGGTAATTCTTTAACACCAGTGACTAAGTGGTTCAATGAAATGCTGAAACAACTTGGTTGTTCTATGGCAGATCTTGGACTACGTTTAGAGAAGTTCTTAGAAGATCTAATCTTTGGTTATTTGTTTGACATCTACAAGGCTGCTGCATGTCAGGTAGATAAGATGGTTGGTGGAATCCTTAATAAGATTCAGTCTTTGATGGAAGATTTACTATCCAGTATTCTTGGTCCTCTACAATCTATACTCGGTGCTATAGCAGGTCCGTTGAATATGATTGGAGAAGCAATCAACCACGTACTAGGTTTACTTGGTATCACATGTGATGGACCTGATGCTAGATGTAACAAAGTCACATCTATATCTACTAAGTGTGCAACAGATAAGAGGAAAGATTTCCTAGATGATTTGCTAGACAGTCTACAAGATCCATGGGATGGTACTGGAGAAGATTGGTCTACCTATACCTGTGAAGAGGCGTACGAGGGTGTTAAGTTAGAGAACACAGAAGTTACCTTTGTTGGTGGTAGGCAGCGTACAGACGGACTAGAGGACAGGATAACGTATAATATCAATAACATATCTGTCAAAGAGGGTGATGTAGCAAAGTTTAAAGTTACTAGAACTGGTAAGACTGATGTTTCTTCTAGTGTATTCTGGAGAACTATAGAAGGTACAGCAAATTATGTGACTGACTTTGAAGAAGGAGCTGGAACATTAGGATTCTCGGTAGGAGAAACATCAAAGACTATTGATATAAGAACACTTTATTCAGATGAGGTAGAAACTTCAGAAGATTTCTTTATTTCATTAAGACCAGGAACTCCTGGTGTAGTCATTAGTTCATTCACTAATAGTCTTGCTAGATGTGTTATTAACAAATCTAATATAGGATCTAATGTAGATCCAGATGTAGATCTTGATCCCATACCACCTACACCATCAAGAGATCCAAGTGATCCTAACAATTATACATTCCCAGAAGAATTTGTATCACTAGTAAATGATAACGATAGTGATACTGTAGAGTCAACACCTGATGGACCAACTTATCAAGTGACACCCAATAAGAGTTCTGTTAAAGAAGGTGAGTTTGTAACGTATACTATACGGACTACTAATGTTAATAGTGGTACTATATTACAGTATCAGTTATTTGGTGACGGTATTACTAATACAGATATTGTGGGTGGTAATCTCAAAGGTCAATTTGTTATTGAAGACAATGCATCTATAGTGGTTGTTGGGATTGAAGATGATGCTGATCTAGAGGTTGAAGAGAGACTTGTATTCGCTGTAAATGGTACGGATGCTAGTGCTACTGTTCTTATTAAATCTCAGTTGGAAGATTATGGTAGAGAAGATCTATTGAAAAAGTTGGATAAGTCTGTAGATATTACTAAGGAAAATGTTTATACACCAGCTACAAAACCAACAGCAGGATCACCTATAACTGATATAGGTGGAGGTATCATACAGGTTCCTATACAAAATCCTGGTACTCCATACACAGAACCACCTGCTGTTCTTATTACAGGTCAGGGATATGGTGCTGTTGGAATTGCTTTACTCGACAACAACAGTATGGTTACAGAGATCAGGGTGACAAATCCTGGATTTGGGTATAAACTTAATTCACCAGAGACAGAGAAGAAACGTTGTATCATTGACAGTTTTACTATGATAACACCTGGCATAGGTTATACCAGTGTTCCTAAAGTCTATATTGATGGAGACCCAGACGTAGCAGAAGCTGTAGTTGAGAATGGTATGGTTGTTAGTGTTAGAATTAAGAATAGAGAGTTGACATTCACCAAATACCCACGAGTACAGATACTTGGTGGTGGTGGATATGGTGCGAAGTGGATACCTTCATTCAATTGCTTAAGTACCGAAGCACTTGTTAAAGTTGGATCTGCTAAGATTGGTACTGGTTCATATATTGATTGTCCCTAATGGCTTTATCAGAAGTAAACAACAGGAGTCAGGAACTGACTCAAAAAATGATCAAAGCTGGTCAGGCGGAGGAACAGGATGTTACTATCGCTAGAGAGGTCACTGTTATATTTCAGAATGAAAAATATGTTCTGAGAACTGATGGTGGTGACTTAGATGCTAGGAGTAAACTAACAGGTCACGGATTTACTATCACAGAGTCAGGTGATTTTGTAGTTATTTCTGGTCCTGGAGGTAAGGACAACCCCTGTGGTGGCAGAATGATGGCAAACACTACTGGTGGTAAGTTAGAGAAGCATGGTGGACCAATTATTCAAGAAGCACATGCAAATAAATCTAATGCTATTGAGACAGATAATGAAAGTTCTACCAAAGGAGTAGCGAGATCAACAGTATTATATGGCGACGACAACTTAAATGTTAAGGCTGATGTTAAAATTGATGCTGTTAATGTCACTATTGAAGCATCAGGTCTATTATCCTTAGTTGGTATCAATGGTATTAAACTACAAGCAGGTCCAGAAGGTGGTGGTCCTATTACAATGCAAGCAGGTAGTATAACACAAGTTGCTGCTAATAAAGAGGAGTATGTTATAGGTCAGAAGATGGTTGTATCTTCTGAGAGTACTGAAGTTAACTATGATCCTAGAGGAACTAAAGCATTAATTTCACCAGGTCATCAAAGTATCAAGTATATGGGTGATGTCAAGCATGTCATTATGGGTGCTTATAGGATGGATGTTAAGGGTGTTTCAACCAGTCCATTCATTATTGATAAGAAGACTTCTATTGGTATCAATGCTTCTGTTGGAGATGTGAAGTTTGGAACTCTTGCTGGTAGTATGCATCTCAGTGCTACTGGTGGTGCTAAGATGCCTAGTCTGGATGGTGTTAAACCAGGAAATATTACTATTAACTCAGCATTAGGTACTCAAATTAAGTCTAGCACACCTCTGATAGGAAAAGTATCCATCGACACTGGTATCGTTGACATTACAGCAGGTGCTGATGTTGCTATAGATGCAACTACTAAGGTTGATATTACAGGTAAGACAGGTGTTGATATAGAAGCAACTGCTGGTAATCTGAAATTAGAGGCAGTAGCAGGTAATGTTGATATCGATGCGGGATTGAAGATATTACTGAATTAGTGCTGTGACACTCGGCAAACTGTCACAAGGGCGGTTGACCATATAGAAGTAATCTGGCATAATGTATAAATAAGATTACATAACAACACAGGCCCGAAATAATCGTACCCTGCGTAGATGTAACAAGATTCCCATGTCGGGGCAATCTATCATCCGCAGGTTTTTTTATGACTTGCGAGACACTTAAAATACAAACATGTCTATTAAATCAACAATCGCTGCTGTTGCAGCATCCCCTTTCCTTCTCGCTGGAGCCGCTTTTGCTGGTCCTTACGTGAATGTTGAGAGCAACCTCGCTTATCCTGATGGAGAGTACTCTGCTGCTACTACTGATGTTCATATCGGTTACGAAGGAACTACAGGAACTGAAGGTAAGATCGCTTACTATGTACAAGGTGGTCCTTCACTAGCTCATTCTGAGTCTACTGACGATACAGAAACTGAACTTTCTGGTAAGATCGGTGCTTCTGTACCTGTTTCTGAAGATCTTTCTGCTTATGCTGAGATCTCTGGTGCTACTAGTGGAGAAGATTCTTCTGGCGACACAATCACAAACTGGGGCGCTAAGCTCGGTGCTAAGTTCACATTCTGATTGACTAATCAGTAAAGTGTGATATAATGGAGGGGGAAACCCCTCCTTTTTTTATGTTAGACGATTTTTGCGATAAACTAGAAGGATTCTATGATAATTGGAATCAAGCATGTAGAAACCCTGCTGTGTGGTCTCATGTCAAATTGCGATGGAAACGTATTGGAGACCATCAGTTTGAATCAAAACAGTGGTATGAATATCTTGGTGAAGAGAAAGCATATAGACATAAGTGGCATAAGGTATTTGAACAACAGGGTACGATCATAGTACAAAATTGGACAGTTGATTGGGGTGACCACAATCACTGTTGTGATATGTTATTCTTTGAGGTTGATGACCATTATGCTGGAAAAGTTAAGACAGATGCTTGTATTGTCAACGGTGGTAGAGTAGTTTCTATAGTTAAATTTGATGGTTCATATTATAAGAGTAGAGATCAGGGATGGAGAGATGATAAGGTAGTTTGGGGAAGTGATGTTATTTACAAATTTGATAAAGTAGAATAAATAGTGACGTGACGCTGTTATTGTATGGCATTTAAAGGATACGATGTATCATCAAAATACGTTTATTTGTATTTTGAAAATATGCATTCATCAATTGTTAGAATGTGGTTTATATGTGGGATGCCCTTTACATTTGATTCTTTGGATAAAGAAGAAATAGAGAATCCATGGCATCAAGGTGAAGCAGCAATCAACCCAGAATTTACAATAGAACAAGTAGAAAAGGTCTCTAGTTATTTGATGGAAGAAGAGATGCACCCTCTTCTATTTGATGTACCTTTAGTTGGAAAATTACCAGATGATACCCTTTCGTGAATGCCTTATAGGTAAATTTGATAATCGTAAACAAGCATTACAATATCCTAGTAGGTTTGCTAGAATACTCATTCATCATGAGGATATGGGTGATGGGTGGATCTCTGGGTTCCAAGCATATTTTCATAACCCAAAACCATACAGGAAATTTCGAATGTGGGTTACGCCAATTGGGGAAAAATTTCTCATACAAAATTTTGACTCAGAAGGTTTGACATACAAGGAAGGTTATGATACAATATTTGAGTGGGAGGATGATCATTGGCACGGTCGTTCTCATGATAATGCACAATATACAGTTGATGCTATACTAAGCAAAGATAAATATAGTGTTTTAGACAGAGGTGACACTTGGGGTTCTCAATGGGGTCATTTCAAATTTGATAAATCGCCATCATAGCACAGTGGTAGTGCAGGGCTTTTGTAAAGCCAAGGTCGTCCGTTCAAATCGGTCTGATGGCATTCCT